GTCAAAATCGTCCTCGTCTTCCCCCGACTCAATCTCTAGTATGGGCACACCGTCTATACCAATAGTCACTGACTCCGGATCTTCAATTTCAATCTCCAGCTCGGGTTGCCCTTGGTTCATTTCATCCAGCGCTTCTAGCCCTTGCGGTGCTGAGTACAAGCCTTTCTCGATCGCCATAATATGTCCTTAATAGTACGCAGTTCTTCTGCGACGAAACTCACGAACCTCTTCTTGCTCATCACTGGCAAGTCTAATAAACCCACCCCGACGAAACCGTAGCAAGGCTTGTGATGTAGAGTCCACCAAGTCATCATGCTCACCCGACGGGAATGACGCTACTTCTTCAACCAATTCATCTGCCCAACGAGTCTCCGGTACCCATACCCTTCCCGACGAAAACAAGTCCGAGACAGCATTAAGTCTAGCTATTTTATCGCTACCCTTGCCCGGCGTATACTCCTGCACTGGTATACCCATCGCCCGAAGTTCAAATAGCAAAGGCGAACCAGATGCTTTAGCTTCTACAATCAATGCATCGGGTTCCCACTCTTGCCACTCCTCGTACGCTCGTTTCTTTAACTCCGGAAACTCCATACGCTTCTTAAGAGCATTGAGTAGGATAATATTAGCCTGTGGGACACCTGTATCGTCGTCTTTGTAAAACACCCCCCACGTCGTGCATGCAGAATAGTCGCTGCGTTCGGTCTTTAAGAACGCTGTATCCCACGATTGGATAATAAAGTCGCAGCGGGGAGGGTCTTCATCTTCCCAAATCTTCCACCACTCTCGCTTTATGATTGCATTTACGTCGGAAGTCGGGGCTTGTTGGTACTGGGCCTGCCATTTACCCACCGGAAGTTCGTTTTTGAGGGCTTCAAGCTGCGAAATAGGCCAAAATTCAGGCCAAAGTGGGTTCCCAGAGGGCAAAATAGCCGGAAATTCAATAACTTTCCACTCTTCGCCTTCGCGATTAGCTGCTGACTTCAGTACTTGACCCGTTAAGTCCTTCTTTGACCACCTAGTCATCACTATGACAATGGCTCCACCCGGCTGCAGACGCTGACGAGGGCCTGATGTGTACCATTCGTACGTTTTATCGTACACCTCGGGGTTAGTCTGGGCTATTGTTGCTTCTTGTTCGGAGTGTGGGTCATCAATAATGAGGATATCCGCGCCTTTACCCGTAACAGCGCCTCCCACACCAATAGCAAAGTAATCTCCACCGTGGTTAGTTGCCCATCTTCCTGCTGCTTTTGAGTCTGACTGTAAGCCAACGTTCGGAAATATGGATTTGTATACTTCCGAATCCACCAAGTTTCTAACCTTTCGACCAAAGCCAACAGCCAATTCAGCAGTGTGCGCTGTCTCGATGATCTTTTTATTAGGGAACTTACCCAAAAACCAAGCAGGTAGTAAGTAAGACGCAAACTCAGACTTAGTATGGCGTGGAGGCATATTAATGATAAGTCGCTTACACGTCCCATTAGCCACTTCTTCAAATGCTGCAGCCATCTTCGCATGGTGCCTCCCCGATATAAACGAAGGCCACACCTTCTCGACGAACGGCAAGAACTTATCCTGAGCTAACTCTTTGTCCTTTAGCTCTTGCAGTTTCTCTAACTCAACTAACAGTTGGTGCTGCTCACTCTCGGTAAGCTTGGCTAGTATCGAAGGTATATCACCTAGTGATATCTGCTCCAGCAAGCTCTTGGCTGGCTCCATCATTCGGACTGCACCTGCTTAATTTCACCTAGGTCAATCACTCCAAGCTCTGCATCAAGATCGTCGCCTAACGGGGTCACATCAACCACGTCAGCGTTGAGCAACCTTTTGACTCTTTCTTTAATCGCATTCTCAAGGTCAGAAGATGTCTTATAGTTAACCGTAATCTCGCTGCGCTCAGTGAACAGTCCGATATCACTATGTTTACCAAGCAGCTCTAAGGCACGTAGTTCAAACTTAGGATCCCCGCAGTTGGCAATCTCCATGAGCTTTGCCGTCATAGCTGAACGCACTTCGTGTACGTCAAGCGCTAACTGATTACCATAAGCTTTAAGAAATTCCCTAGCTGCAAAAGCCGCAGTGGGTTGCTGGAGTGCAGAGGCTTTCTGTCCTGCAATTGCTGCAGTTACCAGCTTCTTTGTTTTTTCCACATCGTCAGGTGTTGCTTCTACCTGCATGCCTAAACCTTCAAGCAAATCAACGGTGTTTGCCGTGACTGTCAGTTCATCCTTAAACGTAGCTAACTGCTCGTCAGCAATGTTATAGGGAATCTGGTGCTCGTTCGTTGGCTCTACGTTAATAGCAGGCATAAGTGTTCAGTGCGGTTTGTGGCTCCGATGCGCGAAGTATATCTTTTTTATTGTTGTATGTACATGCGTAGGTTGTGGGGGTCACATAAAGCAGTGTTCAAATCAAAGAGCGGCGAAGAGTGCAGGTGCCTGCCAAGGTACCTATGTTTCCATGCCTTACAAGGCGCTAACCCTCGTATCCCCCACAAAAATAATATACCCCTATTCGGGGGACCCAAAAAGAGTACCGGGGGTGTTTCTAGGGGATTAGTTTTGTAGAGCTTAGGAAAATTTAGTAGGGGGTGGGGGGGGGGTCAATTTGAAATGAGTGGAATGTGATGTGCAAATCATAGAGTAGAGGTGTGTGGGACTCTTATTTGGCTATTTGGGTGGGTGGGGGGTTCGTTGTGTGCCTGTTTCGTTTTGTCTACGCCTACCCCCAAGCTCTCCAACGCCTCATATATCCCTAGAATCTAACATTGTTAGGTGTATTTAATATTTAATTATTGTTTACGATAGCCCCTTATTTTGTACTATTTCGTAGTATAATATACACATGGCAACGAAAAACAAGTAGTTGCCACTAACCGAACCTAACACCTGTTAGGTTCACCACTGGAGAGTAAACCATGCAAGTAACCACAATAGATCAGTTTGACGATGCCGCTAACGCTTTGATCGTTGCCCGCAAGAACTTAGTGCTCGGCGCAAAAACTAATACAAACCTGATTAACCTGTACGCTAGCGGTCTTTGCACGATGTTCGATGTGCGTGACGACAAGGGCGCAAGGGTGACGGCGTGGTACGAACTGAAGGGCAAAGCACGCGCAGGTGTGAAAGATGAGCGTGCCGAGTTTGTGAAGGCTATGCAAGAGGGCGGGTTCGGCACAGGCACAACGGATGTGTACTGGCAACGGGTGAAAGAAGCTAGTGGCTATGTAACGGCGGGCAATCGTGTGAAAGGTTCGCTCGATGTTGACGCAAAGACCACGAGCGAATTACTGACAATTTTAAACCGTATCTTTAAGGCAGAGGAGGAGGGTAACTCGACATGCGAAAAGTCCTCACAATGCAAGGGCGCATTGATGGTTATCTTTGAAGAGTTAGGCGGCGACCTAGATAAAATCGGCACATAACCACAAGGGAGGGGGGAAACCCTCTCCCCGTTTCTAACAAGTGTTAGGTCTAACTAATTAGGGGCAAGCAAAATGCAAAAATCAAATTCTCGTGTTCTCCTCGATGTAACGGTTAAATTCACTGCGGTTGTTTTGTTGGGTTGTTGGGTTTTGTTCGTTGTCGTTTCTTTTGGGTGGCTTTAATCATGCAAAAATTTTATGACTTCGCATTGTGGTTAGGGTTTGCTGTTGTTATGTTCGGCTTTGTGTTCTGGTTTGTTGACCTGTTAGTTCAGTGATCGGTCGGGGCTTTGTGCCCCGATTTTTTGTTTACATTTTTTTGTAGTGATAGTAGTTGTAGTGATAGTTTTGTAGTGATAGTTTTATGATAGTTTCAAAGCGAAGGCGTAAGCGTTAGCGTCAGGCTCATGCCAAAGCGTCAGGCAAAAACATAACAATGTTAGGTTTTGCTTTGTTATTTGTATTGTTATGTAAATTGTGCAATGTTATGTGTATTGTTATGTCTAAGTCATTGATATATAAGCAATGTTATATTGTTATGTGTTTTTCAAGAGTGAGTACCGGTTTTATAGAGATCAAAAGTGATACATAGCAAGTGCAACCAATCACATAAAACAATAATAAGAATTTTGTTTTTACCTCTCTTTCTATTTTTCTATAACATTATAACAATACCCCTATTGTTATGTCTTTCAGCCTTTGTTTATGCGGGTCTCGTTTTGTTATGTAATTTCCCCAAAAACATAACATTACCCCCTATTTTTATAACAATATAACATTACAACCCTCCATTTACATAACATTACCCTTTTGCCTCACCACTTGCACCA